GTCATTCAGCACCATGTCGAACTTGGCCGCGCCACCTTCGCCCGTCAAGGCCATAACCGAGTTTAACGCCTCGACGCTGCCGAACATCTTCGCCATAACGGTTATTTCATCATCGGAAACATTTGACAGTTCTTTATACTTTTCCTTTAACTCTTTAATTTCATCCTTATGTAGTTTTCCTTCTGATGTAGTGCTTTTAAGTTGTCCCTCTAGCGCTTTTAGTGTCTTTTCTACCTCTCTTGTTTCTTGAGAGTGTATCCCCATTTGCTTATCATATTCTTTCCATTCCTTCAAAGATTTTTGGGTTTCTTCTATTTGTTTTTTAAGCTCTTTAGTCACGCCTTCGCTTGCGTCTATTTGTGTCTTCATCGAGTCTGCAAGTTTTTTTACTTCTGGCGCGTTTTCAGAAACACTTTTTCTTAGCCCATCCAAAAACCCCTGTAATCCTTTTGCTTTTAATGATTGTGCATCAAATTGAAAACCAAGCGCAGCCGATATGTCTGCGGCGTCTTTTGACGGTTTAATGATATTACTTAGCACGGCCTTCATGCCGGTGACGGCCTCTTCTGCTTTGATCCCCTGCGTTGTGAGCGCAGCTACGGACGCATACATTTCTTTTGAGGAAAGCCCCACCGCCTGGAACGTGGGCGCAATACGGCCCATCGTGGCATTCAAATCTTCAAACCGCAGCACGCCGTCTTTAACCGCGACAAACGCCTGATCGAAATACTGCTGCACATCTCCGCCGAACACGTTCACCATCGCGGAGCCGTGCTCAATTGCCGTGGATAAATCCGTCATGCCCGCCGTGGCCGCCTTTGCGGATTGCTCCATAAACGAGGCTAAGTTGTCCTCGGGAACACCGCTGGAAATCGCCTGATACGCCGCGTTGATGCTGTCTTTAAGGTCGAGACCATACGCCATGGAAACGGATTTTATGCTTTCCTCAACACCAGCCATGTCTTTTACGCCGAGAGAGGCGATCTCGGCAAGCCCCTTCTGAAATTGCATGGCAGAATTAACGCACAGGCCCAATGCGCCGGTAATGGCCCCGCCCATTGCCGTAAACGCAGTACCAATGGCGACAGAATGTTCTTTCATTCCGCCAAGGACGCCATTAACGCTATCCTGAGCGGAGTTAAGACCATCCATATCCCCCTTGAAAAACAGAATAGCATCGCCGAGGTTAATAGCCATTATTCGCCACTAACGTAAGTGATCTCGCCACTGGCTCGCAGGCCGGTGATATAGCTTTTCCATGAGGGCGCATCATCTTTTTTTTGATCTCCGTTCCGCCTTTCGTAGCGGTCGGTTAATCGTTTCGCATAAAGATGCAACTGGCGGATGGTAAGCTGTTCACGGATAACCCGGTGGGTCCAGCCGTATTCCGCCGCAAATAATTCAAATATCTCGCTCAGATTGTTACCCGAGCGTTTTATGCTCTCGCTATCGCGGCTCGGAGCCGCTTCATAGGGTTTTCGAGTTCGTAGACCTTTTCAAACGCTGACACGATCTGCTGCGCCGTGGCCGTGTTTAAAAGTTCGGGCGTGATGTTTTCCGGGTCATATTCCAAGAGCAAATCGCGCACCATGAGCAGCTCATCACCAGCACCTTCAAGCATGGCGGCCTCGATAAGATCAACCCGGTCCTCTTCGCTCTTGGTTTCATCGGCAACGATTTTCATTACCGCGCCGCTTTTCCTCGCCTGTTCAAACCAGCGGGCTTTGACCGTCTTGCTCCATGCTACCGATTTCTCGATAACCAGGCCGCGCACGGTGACATTCTTGTCGCCAAGTTTCACCGCGATTGCCCCGTCCTCTACCAAGATGTTCAGATCGTCCGACATGACTCACTCCTTTTGTTGACCTGGGCGGCCATCCCGCGACAGCCGCCCAGGATTGATTCAATTGGATTGGTTACGACGTGGCCGCCGCCGTGTACTCATACGCCTTGTGGCAGGAGTACGCCGGGGTCGCGCTGGACAGCGCGTACACCTGGAATTTGATGCCGATGGTGCGCACGCCTTGGCCCGCCGAGACGGTGTAGTCGTGGATGCGCTTACAGCGGTAGTAGTGATCGATAATGCCCCAACCAGTGCCGCCTTGCGGTCCCTTGAAATTGAGAGCCAACTGCACGACCGCCGTGTCTGCATCCGCTGCCAAGGGCTGGGTCAGCGTTTCCATTCCGACCTGTCCGGCACCCGGAGCAGTTACTGCCAGCAGGCTGGATGCCAAGCACAGGTTAAATGCGCTCAGGTCGCTCTCCTCAATTTCGAATTCGATGCTTTCCACGCCGATGTCGATCGTGGTGCCGCCTGTCGGGTGCGAAGAGAACGCTGGTCGATGCGGTGTTTCTTTGTGAACGTATTTCACCTTTACGTCTTTGATAACGTCGGGCATTTCGGTCCATAGCCGCCCAGCCGTGGTGCGTGCGCAGGATAGAGTGCCGCCGCCCGTGATGCTCCCGTCGTCAACCACGCACAGGCCCATCGACGTATTGGCCCAAGTACCGCCGAACGTGATCACGACAGGATCGGTTGAGAACGGCCCACCGGTCACGGTGAGATCGGAAGCACTCAGCCCGCTCAGCGCGGCCAAAGCGGACTTGATTGCCGCCGCGTCTGCGTCGTATGCAATCGCCGCAGTGGTTTCGCTGGTAGCGTCCGGGTAGACTACTTCGATGGTCGCTGTGCCACCGGAAACCGTGCCGTCCTTGGTAATCGTCTGGACTTCGTTGTTGCTCCATGTCACGGTTGCGCCCGTGATCGCAGGGAGTGAAGATGTTGTCGCCGCCCAATACACGATAGGGCCGCCCGCCATTCTGTTTGCAGCAGTGTCGCTCATGTTTTTTTCCTTAGTTTTAGGCTTTCGGCCTTATTTGTACATTCCAAAATGTCAAGACAAAGGGCCAGCCCGTGTCTGGTTCTGAGAGGGATTGGCCTATGATTTCTTCCACGGCCATCATGATGTTGCCGCTTGTAGTGTTGACCCCTTGTTGGTTGTGTAGACGGTCATACAATGCGCGATAAACGGTCTCAGCGTCGCCAGGGTTCTGCGAGCCGCCGTAGCACTTGATCTGGAAACTGCACGTATGCTCTGCATGGACACGCTTTGACGTGCCGCTGCGGCGCATGACTTCGAGCGCCGGCTGCGCGTTCGTAAATCCAGCCGGGACACGCGGGCAGTAAATGCGCGTGCCAACGAGGGTGTATAGGATTGTGTTCGTGCCTTTAAGGTGTTCGATCAATACGGCGTTTGTATCGGTCATACAGCGCCCTCCAAATCGGAGACAATGTCGTTGACCGCCTGCATGAATCCGGTGTATATGTATGGCCGCGCGGGCATGCGCTTCGTGCCCAGTTCCAGCCATCCGCCGTAGCCGCTCTGCGTGTAGACACGAAATCCCATGTCTTTTTCTCTCAGGCTAAATCCCTCTTTACCGCCAGCCGCAGACATTTCGCCCAGGTGCTTTATTTTCGCCCCACCGCCTAACGTATAGTCAGCCGTGATGCTCTTGCGGTTGTTCCCGGTGTCGTATGGGCTGGCATCCTTGGCAAGTTCAACGGTCGTATTGCAAAGTTCTTTTATGTGCTCGCCGAGCTTCTCTTTAACATTTTCCAGAGCCTCTCGGAAAGCGTTTTCGTCAAACTCAAATCCACCAATGATAGGCATATCAACCACTCCCCGTGGCCGGGATAGCCTGTAGTTGTAGCGTGATCGCGGTGGGGCCTTGTTCGGGCGCTCCTAAAATTTTGAACTCGATTGCCGCGGCCAGCGCAACGCCGAAACGCGAAACCAGTTTGATCCTGTCCTTGCTTGTGACGGTGGTCCCAAACGGAAGACGCACGGACCCGCTATTGATCGCGGTCTGTGAGCCGTCCGAGGTTTCTTTCCCGCCCTTCGCTTTGAAACCGCAAGGGATCGCGGTGGCATACGAATATGATTCGGTGTTGTAGACACCGCCCTGAGTTGTGGTCAGCGTTCCGATCTGGCAGGTGTCGTTAAACGACTCAGCAACCGTCGCTTTCATGCGGGTTGTTTCTGTGGTGCTCATGGGCCTCATTCGACAAACACCACAGGGCCGTCAATGCCCGTATCGTTTTCATCGCCCAAAATGCGGCGATACGGATCGTTGATATAGGTTACTGACTCCGTTGCAACTTTATAGGAGTCCAGATATCCGCCCGCCGCAGCATCGCTTTCAACCTGCAACATTCGTGCGCGCGCCTGTTCGTGAAATTGATTGCGGTCAAAAGAGGCACCGTCCGCCTCAAACGCAAAATCACCTGCCGTGTGCGATACAACGCGACGCCATACTGCAACACGGGCCAACACGCGGGCTTTGCCGACAGCAACATCGCCGATGGTTGTAGCGCCAGCAATCACAAGTAAATCGTTGATTGCCTCACTAAATGACCCACCTGCATACGTCCAGCCGAGCGTTGTAGCAACGGGGCCAAGCTCGTCGACCATGAACGCGCCTATGGTGACGTCGGTATATGAGGCAGGAAGCGACATTTAGCTTTTTCCCGTGCGCGTTTTTTGTTCTTGCGGTTTGGCGATTGGTTTACTCAGTTCTTCCGCAACCGCCTCCAAGAAGTCTGCAACCGCCTTACGCTGATTGAGCGCAGAAACCTGAATTTGATTCAGGTCTCCATGAACACGCAGATAAGAAAACTCGGATGAAATACCGAGCGACTCTGCGATCTTCCGCGCAGCGTTGACAGTGCGGTCTTGTGCTATCGCCGATTCACGGGCAAATGCTCCGGGATGCATGGCTCACTCCTTAATTGTCCGCGCTCGCATAACGCACCCAATCAGTGCCGTTCCACCACACCGATAGTGAGTCGTTTTGAGCAAGCGCGAGGTCAGCGCCAATCTTTGTATTGGCGTTATTTTTGACGGTGATCGCATTGGTGCCCACATTGAGCACGGTCAAAATTTGCCCACTATTCCAGCCGTCCGCGATGGCCGTTATAGTGCTACCCGTGACAGGGCTCGCAGCGGTGATTTTTACGAAAGGCCGAGTAGGATGGATCACGCCATCAGCAGCTATTGTCTCGGTGGCCGAAGCGGGCGTGAACGCAATTGAGGCATCGACCGGGAGCTCTTTTGTATTGGCCGATGCACTCGTTAATCCCGCCGACAGTGTAGTCAGCCCCGTAGCGGTTAGTGCAGTAAATGTGCCTGCCTGTGGCGTTGTTCCGCCAATAGCAGGAGGTGTGGTCAACGCAGTCGTAAGATCGCCTGACGCGATAGTGTCCCACGCGGGTGCGGTAGCGGTTCCCGTGCTGGACTGAGAACGTAAGAATTTTTTTACGTCGCTTGTGTCGCCCGCAAGTCGGGTACCGGCTCCAGAAGTACCTCCATATACAACATCTCCGAGCGCACTCATGGGCGATAGGGCATTAAAGGCTGCGGCCTTGTCGGTTTGTCCCGTGCCGCCATTTGCAAGAGGCACTACTCCACCACCACCAGTCCCGGAATACGGCCCTATTGTCGCCCCATTAATTCTGGCATATAAGCCCGCAGACGTGGTCCAGATATCGCCATTGGCAGGGCTCGACGGAGCGGTGCCAGGGGGTAGAATCAGGCCAGCCCCACCAGTCGCGCTCGCCGGCGTCGTAATTTTCCCGCCCGCTGTGATCGTGCTGGCGGTGGTAACAGCGCCTGTCATCGACGTAACGCCAGACACGCTGAGTTTTTTGGCAATCAACCAACCAGCCTGGAACTTTGCGAAGTTCTGCGCCGAGACCGGCATGATCGGGAATGCAATAACCCCAACCGCAGCGGCGGCCAAAAAAAACGCGACAATATATGTGATGCGTTTAAAGGATTTCATGTTGTTTCCTATTCAAATTTGTACATGCGCTTTTGTAGGGGGCGTGGGTTTTTAGGCCCACGCACAAACACAAACAACGAGAGGAGAAAGAGCGGGATTAAACAGCCAGCGGCGCGTCATAGCCGGACGGAATGGCATAGCTGCCATTGCCGATCCGCATTACCGCTGCGGCAACGCGATTGCGAACGCCAAAGCCTGCGTAGCGCAGCATGCGCGTTTCCGCAATGTTGCCGTCCGGGCTGTTGTTTTCGACGATCAGTCCTTGCAGATTCGCGGGAACGTGCTCGCGCATTCCAACCACGGCCCCAGCATTCAGCGCGTGCGCAACGATGTACGAGTCAGGAAGCGCCTTCCATTCGACGATCCAGCACTTGGACACGCGACCAGACACTTCATCGCCCGCGCCGAGAATACGCGGATAGTCAGTGCTTGCCAGTGTCGCGGACGTCATCGCCGGGATTACGTATGCGTCCTTCACCGGCACGAAGTCTCCCAGTGCCTCAATGGTGCTTATGAGGTTTGTGGGGCAGTAGCACACGATATCCGTGCCGTTGCCAGGGTGTTCGGCGAGTTCCGAGTAAATGGTCGGGAACGGGTTTGAGGCATCGGCGATTGCCGACGCTTGCGCCAGATAGTGATTGTCGATTGTTGCCGCAGCGCCGCCCGTGCGCAAATAGGTCTGCGTGTCGTTGTTGGCCAGGGGCTTTATGGTCAACGATCCGAGTTCCAGCGCCGTGTCCGTGAACGTCCACTCAACGTTGTCAAACACGGACGCCAAAAAACGACGGCGCATCGTGCGCATGTCTCGGCCCATAGCTTCGATGGTCTTTTTGTTCGCATCCTGCACCGTCATGTAGGCGCGGGACACGCGATCCGTAGCCCACGCTGTGCCGCCGCCTTGAATCGGATAACCGATTTCGATAGGCGACACACCGGCCACGGGGATCGGGTTGCCTTTTTCGTCCAGGGGTTGCATTTCACCGCCAGCTACTTGTAGGACAAGCTCTTTGCCCTTTATCGTGCGCTGGCACAGCGTGGAAAGCATGGTGTTGAGCGCCTTTGTGTGCTCGATGGCGCTCTGTTGGATTGCGTCAAGAATTACACCCTCGCCCACATGCAGGGCGCGGTCTGCCATGACGGAAGTGAGACTGGTAAACCCGTAAGCGATTGCATTGTCTGCCATAGTGCTTGATTTCCTTACAGGTTAACCCGGAGCAATTTGTCCGGGGTGGTTGAGCCCAATCCGGGGAGGACTTGGCCGACTATCAAGGTGGTCGATCCGGTCGCGGTATCGAGTTTTCCGTCCGTGTCACTCAGGTAGACATCTGCGTCATAAGCCAGATCTCCCAGGACGCTGCCGATATCAACGACGCCCTTGCGCACGGCGGTGATGGTTTCGTTCACAAAGTTCGCGGCCTTGACGGCAATGCCGCACGCGCGCGCTTCACCGGCGCTTGTCCCGTTGGCTTTTGTGAGATAGCCGGTAGATACGTCAAAGCGGACCATCGCTCCGAGTGCGATAGCCTCGCCCGCAGGCGCGGTGATCTGTTCAATCACCGATACCGGCGTACATGTTACAACCGTAATTGCGGCCATGTTTGTGGCTCCTTTTGTTGTGGCGTCAAGCGCCGTAATTGCGAATATTGGCCGCGATCTTTAGCCGGTCCTCATGGCTCATTTTTGAGTCTTTCGCGTCAGAGGGTGTGCCGGGAAGTCCGCCGCCAGAAGCTTTCGATAAGGAGTCTTTGTGTTTGGAGATCCACGTGAGTTGTTCAACCGGGGGCTTGCCCTCGATAAGCTCCATAATCGCCGGATTCTTATCGAGTCCGAGCGCCTTGATCTCGGTCTCTGCGAAGATCTTCAGGGTTTGCTCGGCCTTTTCCGCGCGCTCCGCGAGGGGTTTTGTTTCCTCGTGCGCTTTTCGGATTTCGGCCAGTTCCTGCTCGCGCGTTTGCAACAGCTTTTGATATTCCCCTTGTTCGCGCTGCTTTTTCTCCTCAGCCTCTTTGTCCGCCTGGGCCTGGGCCGCTTTGGACTCCGCTTTAATCTTCGAGCGGATGGTCTCTGCGGCTTGATTCACGCGACGATCAACTTCGGCTTGGAGTTCTGCTGCGGTGTAAGTGGTTTTTTCGCTGCTGTCCTTACCGGCCCCGTCTTTGCTCCCAGCCGCGTCCGGCGTTGCGCCGTCTTTGGTGTCTGGTTTCGTGTCGGTTCCTTCGGGTTTTGCGTCCATCTGTCTGGACTCCTTTGGTTTGCGATTCAACTTTGAAAATAAACGCCCCGATCTCACTCGATAACGTGAAACCGGGGCGTTGACTCAAAACACAAAACCCCTATCGCCAGGGATTAACCTGAGATAGGGGCGTTGACCTAAAAGTGTTGGCCTCTTATTGTGGCGTTTTAACTATTTTGCCGTGCTTGCGGAGAAAGCGTTCAGTCGCCGCTAATGCACTTTTCTGGTACCTGTAAACTTGCTGTAATTCATTCAAAAATTCTTCTGACACTCCAGTATCTACCAAAATCTCCGTCGTTCTGTCAAGGGGTTTCTTTGCGGACGCAATTTCAGGCATATATTTTTCCTGCTGATTTCAGGCTTAGTATCATCCGCGGTCTGCGCTTTACGGCCACCACCCGCGCCCAGTGCTTGGCGCACCAGCATTCAGCGCAGAGCGGCTCAGAGTCTTTAGAATCCAATACATCGGCTTCTTTTGAACAGCGCATACACTTAACCTTCATCGGTTTCGGCTTTCTCGGCCGCCTCGCGGGCCTCTTTCAATCGCACGTCGCGTTCTTCAGCGCGCTTCGCCGCGCGCCTCACTTCGCCCTTGCCCGTGTCGGTCAGATATGAGACCGAACACCGGCAGCGTGGATGGTTCGGTGGGGTCATGTTGCCGCTGGAAAATTTAGCATCTATCGGGATCGGACCTTCAGCTTGGCACGCTTCACATTCTTCGCTCACGTCGTTATCGCCTACCGTGATCCAGACCTTGTGCGTGTTTCCGCCGTTTTTCGCGTTAACGAAGGCACCTTCCTCGAGCGCGCGGCCCATCTCGGTCTGTGCGATGGTTTGGGCGCGGTCGGAGATAAGCTCTTTGCGTTTTTTATCAACGGCCTTTTCGAGAGCATCGCCGGTTTTGCCCTCCGCGATAAGTTGCTCCCGGTATTTATTCAATGTTTTTTCCCGGTTGCTGTCCAGGCCGAGACCGTCTTTGATTAGCCGCGCGGTCCCCTGGGGACCGAGTTGTCCTTCAAGCCCCTTGGCGATCTGCTCGGCCAGCTGCTGCTGCATTTGCTCGGACATGCGCGTCACCATCGCCGCCGCGTGTTCCTGCACCGCCGTCATGACTTCTTCGCGGGTAGCCCCGGACAGTGCGGCGCGAACCGCCTCATACATAGAATCCTCCATGATGGTTTTTAGCTCGGCCATCGAGACGTATTCCGCAAAGAGGGCGTACACGTCATCTAAAAACTCCGGGGTAAACTCCGCTTCGTCAGCCATGTTACACCCTCACCTTTTTCCCGGCATTTTTTTCGAGCACTTTGGCCAGCGCACCGCTTGCCAGCATGGACTCCGCGCCTTTATCCGCCACGTCGTTCAGCACACCGTCCAGGCTACCCTGTGTGCGGCTTGAAAGCACGTCCTTAGCCTTCGTAGTGATCGCGACCCGCGTGGTATCAGATAGGCCGCTTGGGAGTGCGCCGATGTTGGGTACCTCTCGGATGGACGCCTCAGTGTTCATATCAACCTGCAACTGCTGGATCTTCTCGTCTGGCCATCCAACAAATTCGCGCATTGCGGTTGCTAAAGGCATTTTGGCGCGCGTGTACGCTTCCACAAGTTTTGCCGTGTCCAGCACGGTGCGCGGGAAAACTTCGCGCGGCTCAAAGCTGTGCTCGAAGTCGCCCGCTTCATATGTGCCGATTCCTGAAAATCCCTCCAGTTTGGCTGCCGCGCCGATAGTAAGCGCCATTTTCTGAGCACGAATGAGCGCAGATTCTAGCGCGCCGCGTACCTCTACAATACGATCAATGGCGGGGGCCAGCTTGAACGCCAGCGCGATCCCAGACTCGTTACCTTGTTGCATCACCTCATAATATCGCAGTTCGGGCAGGTCCACTTTCAGAGCCTCGTATAGATCGGCGATGTATTTCGCGTGCGCCTCGTAGTTAACATCCGCGATCAACGATTCCATTTTGGACATGCCGGGAAAGTGATAAACCTTTTCGCCGTCCAGGTCAAATTGATAGCTGTCCAGTTTTGGCGCGGGCATGGGCCGTCCATTGGGGTCAAGCGCATTGGCAAGCACAGCCCATGTCGGGCGGTTGTACCGGAATAATAGTTGCCCAAGGCGCGCAACGGATAAATGCAGGTGATCAATTTTTGTGAGACACGGCCAGATCGCCGCCATGCCGCGCTGGTCACCCGCCTCTGTGTCTGCCGTGTCGCAGAACGGCGCATGCACCCAAGGAACGAAGTCGATCCCGCCCATTTGCGTCAAGGGAATTGTTTCGATAGGTGTGCCGAGGCTGGCTATGGATTGATCGGCGCTTGTTGCTGTGTCCCAGCGCCGATACTCTTTGGTGTCCCATGCTTCCGTGTGCCAGTATTTCTGCGTGGTGTTATCCGAATTTGTCTTGACCCGTTGCACATCATAGCGCAGAAAAACAATTACGCCGCGCTCATCAAGCCGGAAGTCGGTCACGTTTCGCGGGTTGATTATCTGAAGATACACACGGCGCGCGCGCTGGCTTTCATCGCGGGCAACGGACACCCGCAGGAACATGTCACCATAAAGCGCCGCATATCGCGCGGCCACGGTTTTTTTCGCGCTCCAGTTGGACCACTGCCATACATGCTCTATTGCCGGGATGATTTTCTTGTGGTCTGTTTTGATTGGCAATCCGTCCGGAAGCGTTCCGGGCCACAACTTCTTTGCGTAAAACTCAACCACGGCGAAGGTCGGGTTTTTCAATTCCAGCATCGACTTTGCCCAGGAGATGTCGGCGTTTGCAACATCTACAATAGCGTCATATACGCAGTTAGAGTAGTAGTAGGCTTCGAGCATCTCGTAGATTTTTCGTGGTCCCCAGTCGTTCATTTTTGGCCTGCCCGGTGCTGTCTGGTAAATGCGGGCCATTGCGCGCGTGACGCGATCAAGTATTGCCATGTCAAGAAATCCTCGTTGTTGTTTTGCAGCCTTCGGCCAGATAATGCTCCCAGTACCAAACGGCCTGGGTGAAACTGTCGGTCATGTCCTTAAATGTGCTCGACGGGAAAGCAAATAACTCCTGCTCAAACCCATATAGCCACGGCGCGGTAACGGATGGGTGTGGCAACAAGACGCATCCATTGTAGCACCACGTTGAAGCGTCAAGCGCACGAAGCTCTTTAGATTTGTTTGGGTTAACGGGGACTATCAGCGGCCTAAGCCATTCCGGGCCTTGGCTGTGCAGTGTCTGAATCAGCGGAACGCCGCTGGACTTATTCTCAATCAAGATCGCAGATAGTTTCTTGTCTCGGTTCGCCGCTTCTGCCTTGAGAACAACTTCTTTCAGGAGTAATGGAAATTCCATGCGCTCGCGCCAAACGCTACGCACCGCCGCCTTATAGTCCGGCATAAGTTCGGCCTCAACACAGCACGTATACGCATTGGTTTCCCCGGTCTCTTCGGCGGTGTCCCATGACAAAATGCGCGATACGCACGCGGTTATCCACTTCGGATCTGTGTTGTCATATCGGTTTTGGCCGTCCCACCACGCGCGCTGAAATATCGTACCGCCAGGAGCGCTCGGACGCCCCTGATAAAGTGACTCCCATTCGCGGGGTCCGACCGCGCGCTTGATCGCTTCCAGCTTCTCCAGCGGCCATCGTTCGGGCCAGAGCGATTGATCGTCTTCCGAGATGGCGGGCATGTTAAGAACAAACCATTTTTCACCGTCTGTCTTGGCTTCGCGCAAGAGTCGACCGGCCAGATCGTCCTCATGCCATCGAGTCATGACAAGGATGATCGCGCCGCTTGGCGATAACCGCGTGTAGAGCGTTGACCGATACCAATCATAAACCCGATTGCGAACAAGGAGCGAGTCTGCCTCTTTGCGATCCTTGTGCGGATCGTCAATGATCGCAATGTCTGCCCCGCGTCCGGTCAGTCCCCCGCCAACGCCCACCGCGTAATATCGCCCGCCCATTGCAGTGCCCCATTCATGCGCAGCCTGCCGGTCGATAGGTACTGATTTTTGTCCTTCACGTCCGGGCACGTGCTGGACGTGCGGAAAAATATCATGCATCACGGGCGAGGCGCAATAATCACGCGCCTTGCGGCTGTGTTCCATAGCGATGTCAACAGAATATCCCGCATTCACGATCTCAAGTTTTGGTCTGTGTCCGAAAGCGAAGCACGGGAACAACTGCGATACCAGCTTGGACTTCCCGCCCCGAGGGGGCATAGAAACCATTAGGCGCGGAATATGGCCGGTCAAGACAGCGTGTAACGCGCCGGCCAGCTTTGCATGGTGCGGTCCAACCTGATACCCGCGCATCATAACTTGCGCATAATGTAGGAGATTTCGCTGTGCGTTGTGGCGTATGGCACCCTCAATGCGTTCGCGCTGTTCTGGTAGTAAGACGGCGCATGCGCTCATGGTTGAGTATCCAGCGGTATGCCTTGTTCGCGCGCCAGGGAAAGAAGCTCGTCTGTGGAGATTTCACGCAGCCCATAGGCGTGCTCGCCGGTCGGGTCAGTCGGCGCGATCTTCTGGACCTGTGTGTACTTCTGTGGCTTGTGCGCCTTGAGCATGAATATTAAGCAGGTATCCGAGTAACGGCGGACGTGTCCAACAAGTTCCTTTCCCTGGTAGACGGGCTCATTGACCCCAACGACGGCGCGCCGGTAGAGCTCCTGCTCAGCGGATTCCACAACTGAAGATTCGATTGAGTCCCATGATTGCCGGAAGGCTTCATCATTTTCGCGCCATTCGTATACGGTTTGGCGTCGATTAATGTTGGCCAGTTTACAAGCCGCGCTCACATTCAATGCATTGTTCTCATACGCACTTAAAAAAAGCTCCTTTTTTGATAGTGTCCGCTTTGTCCTACCAAAAACGGACTTTGATGGCTTTTGTTTTGCCTTTTGTAAATGCTTTTTCATGGGCTTATCCATACCAAATTCTGGCTGAAAAGTCACGCGAAATTATATCGCTCATCCGAAAAAGTCGTTAACCCAGTCCAATATCCGCACCTTTTCCTCGTTGCTCAGCACGTTTAAAATCGCGTGGATTTGTTCAATCGTGTCCAGTTCGCGTATGTTACTCATGGTCTGCCTTCCTATATCCGAATTGTCCATGCTTACTCCGCAACCGGTATCTCCCGATGCTCCACCCCGTCAAGCAACGCCCCCGTAAATGTTAGTGTTTCTTTGCGTCATGTCACGTCTCCTTGTTCCTGTCGTACATTTCGTGGTAAAACTTTTTCACGTCATCTTCCTAGACGGGCGCGGGTTTACATATTTACAAAACTCGTCTCGCGTTTCAGGCTCACATTCCGCATGTATCCATGCGCGATTAATTCGCTCCTCAACAATGAACTGCGATGATATTTCCTTATCGACAATATTGATTAATTCCCCACAATAAATACACCTATGCGCTACCCGGCCTTTTACTCTGCGCCTGGCGGTCATTTCAAAATTCCTCCGATATTTCCACAAACCTTAAATTTACATGTTTTAGTGCATCCGCTTGCGACTCCACCTCAACTATTCCTAGCTCATGCTCCAGTTCGCCCTCAGCACAACAGCACGCTTGTGTGTCTCCAAAATCCAATCGCGCATACAGCTTGTAGCGTCTCATTGTTTTCCCATACACCTTCTCAACATCTGCAACGCCAGGGTAAGCCATTGCGGATTTGAGCGCGCTTGGGTGGGGGGCTGAGGTGCTCTGCACACGCCGACAATCGAGGAAGGCGTCCAAATCTTCGGGGGTATACCTGACACATCTTGCGCTTATGCGGATAAACCGTGGACCACGCCCCACATGCCGCCAGTTCGAGAGGCATCGGGGTGTCAGGTTAAGAAATTTGGCGGCTTGTTCTTCATCAAGTAGGTTTTCCATCTGCTAAGTCTCCATGGTTGTTTCTAATGTCACTATGATTTTAGCATGGAAAATCATATTGGTTTAGGGTTTTTGGTCGGCATAGTTGTTGTGTCCTTTATGATTTAGTGGGCCCGGAATTGAGTCCACCTTTTAAAGCGTAAGAACATTTTGTTTTCAGCCCAGCTGAAGACAAAATGGTCATTAAAAGTTTGAAATTAGCATTTGTCATCGCCCGCGCCCGAGCCCGAGCCATCGCCCGCGCCCGAGCCATCGCCCGCGCCCGAGCCCGCGCCCGAGCCATAGCCCGAGCCATAGCCCGAGCCATAGCCCGAGCCCGAGCCATCGTCATCGCCCGAGCCCGAGCCCGAGCCCGCGCCCGAGCCCGCGCCCGAGCCCGAGCCCGAGCCATCGTCATCGCCCG